ATGCCAGATACTCTCGCCCTCGCCGAGGGCAGGAACGTAAAGACGACCGACTGGGGGACGGCCCCCGCTCAAATCGACGTCTTTTTCCATGCGGTCGCCGTCGCTCTGATGAACGACAACGGCGCACCTTCGAAGGCCGGCGTTCTGCGGTCCCTGATGATTCAGGGCTTGGACTCGCTCGCCCCGGAGCATCGGGACGACATTATCGCCCGCGCTGAACTGATCGCTGGCGAGTTTGTCGAGGGCGGGGATGCCCAATGACCGACCCAGCTCAGCTTGTCGAAGAGTTTGCCCGCGTCCTGAATCAGATTCTCTCGCTTCCCCTCCAGGACTCACCCCGGATCGAGAACCGGGCTCCCGCGCCAGCAGCCGGCGCGCCGGATCTCTCCGGGCCTGGCGGGGAACTTTTTCGCCTCGAGGCCGTAGAGGCCAGGAACGACTGGCTCGTGCGCGTCAAATGCGCCGGGCAGCCCTGGGCCTCAATCAAGGCCAAGGGCGACGACGCGGCTCCCTGTGAGGTCCTGCGCGGCCTTGTCCAGCACGGACCGCGCGGGTTCGGGATCAAAGGCGAGCAGTACAAAGACGGAAAATATGAGTCATTTCGAAACGTTCGCGTTTGGGAAGAGGGCCCTAACGGTCACTGGGCAGAGGTCCGCTCATGAAACCCGACACGCCCAAACTTGACAGCCGGCCAGCTCTTGCTCATGCTCTTGACAGCTCTAGTACGCTCGTCGCGCGCGAGGAGACGGGCGCGGGCCCTGCGGGCTCCGCGAGCCGGTCGCTCGAGCGCGCGAACGACGAGCGGCACCTAGAGCAAGAGAAAGAGCTTGCCCGACCGAATACCCTCGACGTCGATCAGTGGATCGACATTGTCAGCCGGCACTGTGGCCTCGTCCTCGACAACGACGAACAGCGCCGGCGTATCGGGCTCCGGCTCGCCGGCGTCAATGCGTTTGTAATCCGCCAGGACATCGACCGCCTTTTGGTAGAGCCGGCGTTCCCCCGCCAGGTCTACGGAAAATGGAACGCCTATATCGACCGCTTGCTCTCGCTCGCGCACAAGCAAGAAGGGGAGTCCGGCTCCTCGATCCGCGATCTCCGTCCGCGCTTCTTTCTTCACGAGCGCACGACCACGTTTGTCATCTTCTCGCTTGATCAGGCTCTGGCTCTTGCTCGAGAAGGCCGGCGCGTGATCCCGATCGGGTGGCTGCCGGGCTCTTTGCCTGACGAGCTAGAACCCGCCGAGCCCGAGTTTGAAGAGCAAGAGGGCCGGACGGTGGAAAGAGCAAGAGCAGGAGCCGAGGCGGTCCCTGTGGCCGGCGTGCGGACGTGGGCGGAGGAATTGGGGCGATGCTGGGAGGTGCCGGCATGAGGTGGCTTCTCAACATTCTGGAGGACGTGTCGATGATCCTGGTTGCCGGCTTGGAATGCCGGCGGGCCGAGCGCATTCGGGCGGTAGAAGAGGGCAAGCGCTTTGTGGGGGCGGCTAAATGAGTGCGCCCGATTTCTTTATTTGTTTAGCAGGGCTGACGCTTACGGCGGCCCTTGTTCTATCGACCCGGCGGGAGCTCCAGCGGTGGGCGGAGCCTCCCGCCGAGGTTGAAATCGACAAGTTTGAAAAATACGCTCGAGGGTATCGAGGGGTCCGTCGTGCTCGGGATTACGGTAAGCGGGGGCGCCTCAAATGATCCCGACCCCCGATTTTGTCCCGATGACCAAGCCAGGGCAGCGGCTCGTTAGTGGCCTAATCGAATCAGAGTCAGCCGACGCGGTGGTCGTTCTTTATACGAAAGTGGTCCGAGGGAATACGGTCGCCGTATCGGCTACGTTTGGAAATGCGTTCTCGTGCCGGGGCCTGATTGAAACAGCCGCGGATGCCTTATACCCCGAAGACGTTGACGAGGATGACGACGAGGGGAAGGGGTAATGGTTGACCCGAGGCGCAAAGGGTACACGGGCGAGGCGGAAGCTTTGAAAATGCTATGTGATTTGGGCATTTACGCCGAACGGGTGGGGTATCAAGATCAAAGGGCGGGCCGTGTTTCCTCTGATTTGATAATTCCGGGCTATGAGGGGGTCCATCCCAGATTTGATATCGAAGTAAAGCGGACCGAAGTTGCTCGCCTTCCTGCATGGATTCGCCAGGCGCAGAAATCAGCGAACAAGGCGGGGGGGGTGCCGCACATATTGTGGAGGCCCTCGCGCGGACAATGGATGTCTATTGGTTTCCTCAAAGACTTACCCGAATGGGCTGCGCTTATGGCGCGACCCCAGGACGGCCCGTAGTCCATGACGGGTCGTCTGTTTATCTTCTTTTCCTCGGGGCCGTCGCGTCGAGATATGCGCGGCGGCCCTTTTATATGAGCAAAGCAAGGGGCGGAAGTTGGTTCCGGTTGGCTCAGAAATTTCGAAGCGCACACCCCTTTTGTGCTGATTGTGGCAGGGTTTCCGAGGAAGTCCATCACCTAAAGCCATGGAGGGAGGCGCCTAAGCTTCGGTTTGACTGGTCAAACCTTGTCGCTCTTTGCCGGGTCTGTCATGCCAAGCGGGAGGGGCGTCGGCCGCCGTCCGACCCCCCCCCGGATAGAGGAAAAACGGCCCTGAACGGATACCCGCGTGCCCAACAGAAAAAAAGTGGATTCTCCTGGTACAAGCCCCGACGGCTTGGAAATTCGGAACAGGATTCGTGATTGGTTAGAAGACCCCGAGCCTCGCGGGGAATTGCTGTCCCTGGCGGCGGGGCGCAGTTTGCGAGAGTTTGAGGACGAAGCCTTTTCGTTTGATTGGTCGGCGTTGAATGCGGCGGTCGAATTCATGGAGCGGCTGGAATTGCCCGATTACGGCAAGCGCGTAAAGCTCGAGAATTATCAGCTCTGGATTCTCTCCCAAATCTACGCGCGGCAAGACTCGGCGACTGGGCTCCCTGCTACTAAGCTCCTGATTATTGAAGCGGCCAGAGGAGCCGCGAAAACCTTTCTGGGCGCGCTGATTTGTACTTATGAGATTTGGAAAGCTGGAGAAGCAATCCAGATCGATATGGGCTCGACTGACAAAGGAACCGCGGGTCGTGACGTAGCAAACCTCTGTAGACATTTCGCGCGCCAGATTGGGCAGCCCCTAAAGCCCCTCGCCTCAAATCAATTTGCGGCCGTAAAAAACCTAGAAACCGACGCGGCTATTGAGGTGCTGAAGCCTGACCCCGAAACGTACCACGGGCGCCGGCCCCGGCTGGTGTTCTTGGACGAGGCGGCGCACTACCTGAAGCCGGTAATTACTCGAGCGCGAACGGGTGCCGCGAAAAGGGCAGACGGCCAGGTAATAACGTTCTCGACTCCTCACCATGACCGCGGCGTTCCCTACTACGGGATCCGGGATCAGGTGGTCGGGGAGCTTGTTGAGGGCGTGTCGAAGCCTCACGAGGTCGCTTTGTGCTGGTGCATCGATGACGATGACCCGATCGAGTTTTCAGAAGAATTAGTCGCGAAAGCGAACCCCGGACTCGGGGTTACTATTCGAATCGATGAGATCCGGGCCAATTTCGACTCCATGGTCGCAAACGGAACGGCCTCGAGCCGCTCGGACTTCTGTCGTCAGCACTACGCGCGGTTCAATGATGACGTCGCCAGGCTTGTCGGAATGGATGAACTGCGCGCCTGCTCCGGGGCTTGTGAATTTGTCGAGGGCGCTCCGCTTTTTGTCGGGCTCGACTTGTCGCGCGGCGCCGTTCATGACTCAAACAGGACTGACGTTTGCACTGTTACATTCTTGCAAACCGACCCGCTTGGAGTAATCCAGACGAAGCAGCGTCATTTTCTCCCTGAACACCGCCTTGAGGAATTTGGTACACAGTCGCGGCTCCCCCTCGTCGAATGGGTGGACGCCGGATGGGTTCAGACTTGCCCGGGGCGGACCATTGACCCCGGAATGATTGAGGAAGAAATTCGGGCCGCGGTCGACCGCTTCCGGGTGGTAGAGATTGGATACGATACCTGGACTTTTTACCGGGACTTGCTTTCGCGCTGGACCGGGCTTGAGCGCTGGCCCCTCGTCGCTCGGGCGCGGGCGGAGCACACGGTTCCGGCGACGGAGGGGTTTGTCGATAAGGTGCGCGCTGGCCGGTTTAGGTATGAGGGTGATCCGGTGCTTGAGATTGCCATAAAAAATACCCGCGTGAAAAATTTTCAAGGCGGGCGACGGCCCGACAAAGATCCGAGCCGGTCAATGATTGATCCCTTTATGTCCTTGATTTACGGGCTTTCCGCGCTGTTTGATCACGACGGGGATAGGCCCTCGGCTTATGAATCCTCCGAAATAGCCTGTTGAGGTGCGGGTTTTTCTGGTAAAGTATTGACGAACCAGGCCCCGCAAGCTATGGGGTTATTTTCTCGCAAATCCTCCGAACGGGCGAAATCGCCTGTTCCCACCTGGTCGCTCTTCCGGCCTCTGTCGTCCTGGCAAATCGGGACGACTGAGGTCCTTGGCATTCCGAGCGTCGGGCGCTGTATCGACTTGATCGCCGGGGACGTTGCGCGCGTTCCGTCGTGCGTGGTTGAAAAGTACGGAGATGGGTTTGTCGAAATCGATTCTTCGGTCGCTGATTTACTCGACCGAGGGCCGAATGATCTCATCAGCGGATCGACGTACCTTCGAAAGATAGTGACCGATCTACTAATCCACGGCCGGCATCTGGACGTCATAGCTCGGGACGGCCGCGGAAACGTGATCTCAATCACGCCCGCGGAGTTCGGAACGTGGGGCTATAACTGGGACGAAAAGGCGCAGACGCTGACCTATCAGGCGTTTGGCCGAACCTTCCTGCCTGGGGACGTTCTCCACTTCCGCCGAGCCGAGCGCGTCATGTTTGAAGGGAACGGCGTTCTTGACCAGTTCGCCTCGACGTTCAAAATGATTGCGTCACAGTACACGGCCGCAAAACGTGTGTTCGAGACTGCGCTTCCGAAAATGAAGCTTGAAACCGATGAGCCGATTAGCGCGGAGGGCGTCGCCCGTCTTCAGGAGTCCTTTAGGTCTACCCACGGGGACGCCTCCACCTGGTCGACCCCCGTAGTGGTTTCCGGGGGAATGCGCGTCGGAGAAATTTCGCAACGTCTCGACCAATCGGAATGGTCCAGCGCTCAGGAATTCGGGGTGGCGGATGTCGGCCGCGCTTTCGGTGTTCCGGTGACAATGATTGACTCCAAGTCGAGCCCGACTAGCGAAGATATTTCGAGTTATCTCGAGGGCTGTTTGCGGCCGATTCTCGACATTCTGAGCGCTGAGGTACAAATGAAGATCCTTCAGCCTGGCGAGCGGCTCAGGTTCAAGACCGAACAGCTCACGCGCGGGACCGCTTCAGCGCAGGCCGCAGCAGCGCGGCAGCTTATCGACGCAGGAATTCAAACGCCAAACGAGGCGCGCATTTCGCTTGGCATGCCTGCTCTCGACAATCCTGCAATGGATGAAATTCTGGTTTCCAAAAATTATGGCGCGATGGGCTCAGAGCCTGGCGGCGATGACATCGAATCCGACGCTTCCGGAGGGCTGGACAATGCTTGAAACGCGCGCGCAATCAATGGCGGTTGATGGAAACATTCTTCGCGGTATCGCTGTTCCTTATGAAGAGTGGACTGAAATTCAGGAACGCGGCGTAACGTTCCGCGAAAAGTTCGTTCGCGGTTCCATTGACGTTCCGGACTCCGCAGTGCTTCAGTTCTCGCACCAAGACGGTGGAGTCCCTCTGGCTCGCGTTGGTGCCGGGACGATCACGTTCATTGATACCGATGAGGGGCTCCGCTTTGAGGCGTCGATTCCCGAATCGCGAAAAGACATTACTGAAGCCCTCGAGCGCGGCGATCTCGATGGTTCGGTTTCTATTGGGTTCCATACTGTGCAGGACCGGAAAACTCCGGTTCGTAATGGGGGCGTTAGTTATTTGAGAGAAGTTCTCTCAGCTACGCTCGATCACCTGGCGGTTCTCGCGTCCGAGCCCGCATACAAATCAGCGAAAGCGGAGTTTTCTAAGAATGAATCTCAATGAAATGAGAGACAAGGAAGAGCGCGTATTCAAGGCGCTCGGTGACGTCCTTGACGGAGCAAGCGGGCGCAGCCTGACTGCCGAAGAGGCTGAAAAAGTCGAACGAATGAACGCCGAATGCGACGAGCTTCAGGGGCGTATGCGATCAGCCGCAGCCGTTGAAGCTGCCGAAATGCGACTTTCGAGCGCGCGCGGCGGTTGGAACATGAACGAAACCAAGGTCGAAAAGAGCCCGGAAGCCGACTTCCGCGGATTTGCTCGAGGCGATTTTGGACGCGAATTCCGGGTCAATCCTTCGGTTGAAGGTCGCGCGCTTCCTGTCACGGGTGGAGCGGCGCCGAATGCGGCTCCTTTGGCTCCGCTCGGGCTTTACGAGCGGTTTATTTCCATCATGGATCGCATGGCCCCGATGCGGACCGTCTGCGCTGTTGATACGTTCGCTACCAGCGACATTCGGTATCCGCAGCAGGCGAGCCAGGTCACGGTCGATGACGATTGCGCCGAAGGGGGCAGTTACAATGAGTTTGAACCGACCTTCGGATCGAAGACCCCGACCCCGCGTAAGTTCGCCGTTCAGACAAGCGTGACGAATGAAGCCGTCAACGATTCGTTCTTCTCGCTCGAGGACGTGATTCTTCAGCAGCAGGCCGAGGCTCTGGCTGCGGCCCAGAATGCCGCGTTCATGCTTGGGACCGGCGTCGACGCTGGAGATGACCGGCTCTTTGCCGATCACACGAGCGCAGGGGGCAAGGAAAAGGTGGCAGCGTCTGCGACCAAGGTCACGCTGCTCGAACTGGTTTCTGGCTTGTGCGAGCTTGCGTCGACCGGTTATTTCGGTCGGCCAGGTGCGTTTGTCGTCTC